GAATCTGCTATGATCAACGCCGGAAAATACAACAAGAAAATTGAGATATACAGCACGACTGAAGATACAGACGCACAAGGCTTTCAGACAACGTCAGAATCGCTTGTATTAACGACCTACGCAGCAGTAAAGACAACTAAAGGCTTTACGTTGATAGCCGCTAACAGCGATTTTGAGAAGGCGTACACGAACTTCACGATTCGCTATCCTCGTACTGAGATCAACAGGGATATGATAATAAAATACAGGGGCAAAACCTATACGATTGAATATCTCAATAACGTGGACGAAGCCAACATCGAGCTTGAAATTCAGGCAAAGGAAGTGACGCACTAATGGCGAAAGTCAAAGTGGAACTGCCTAACGAGATCATAAAGCAGCTTGAAAAGCTCAATCAAGATACGCCAAAAATGATGAAAGCAATGGTCGAAGCCGGAGCTGAGACAGTTCTTTCACGCATAAAGGCTAACGCACCAGCAGGAATGCAAGGCAGTCCAATAATGAACTGTTTAGGTACGACAAAAGCCTACGAAGCACCTTCTGACGATTCAATCAATATGAAAGTTGGCTTTTCAGGATATTTCACCAACGAAGACGGTGTGAGAACACCAGCTCCGCTTGTAGCTAACGTCTTTGAATACGGTCGAAGTGGTGAGCCTTTTCCAAAGCAGCCATTTTTGAGAAAGTCGTTCAATAAAGGAGCTATCACAAAGGCAATGGAAGCCGTTGAAAAACAATACCTGCCGGAGGAATAACCATGAACGAGATCATTCAAGCAGCTTTCAACGGATTCACAGTTGATAACGTTGAAATCCCTGTCAAATACCTGCATTATACCGGGCATGGCGAGCCCTATGTAACATATACGCCAACAGGCAATGGCAACGTATTTTCCGCCGACGATCAGATTCAGAACTATATCACATACTATGATTTTGACATCTACTCAAAGGGAAATTATTACGCCATAGCCGAAGCAATCAAAGCAATAATGCAAGCTAATAACTTTTTGTATGTGCCGTCTCAGGATTCACCAGAAATGTACGAGCCTGACACCGGGTACTATCACAAAACGTTATGCTTTGCAATTGAAAGGAGTTAAAAACTATGGCAAAAATCGGCTTAAATAACCTGAAGTTCGGAGTTCTCTCAGAAGTAGGAGAAACCGTGACTTACGGCGCAATGCAGTCACTCGGTAAAGCTGTATCAGCAAACGTAAGTATTACAAGCAATTCTGCCGTACTTTACGCTGACGACGCTATCGCAGAGACCGACAACACCTTCTCTGCTGGTACTATCACACTGACAGTTGACGACGACGGCGATACAGTATTCGCACCGCTTCTGGGTCACGAAATTGATTCAGATTCAGGTGTAATGATTAGGAACAAGAACGACGTTGCACCTTATGTCGGCGTTGGTCGTATCATCAACAAAATGAAGAACGGCGCAAGGCTTTTCAAGGTAGAATTTCTCTCGAAGGTCAAATTCTCTGAGCCTTCTCAGGAATCAAACACACACGGAGAGACAACCGAGTTCGGCACTCCGCAGATTGAGGGAACTATCGCAACACTTGAAAGCGGAGAGTGGAGCAAGACAAAGACCTTCACAACACACTCTGCTGCACTTGCCTTCCTTGCAAGCTGCTTCGGACAGACAATCACAGCAGACACGTTTACAAGCACAGGAAGCACGACAGAGACGCTGTCACATACTCCGGCAAGTATTTTCACCGTGACAGTGAACGGCACGCCTACAACGGCGTACAGCGTCTCAGGAACGACACTTACATTCGACGAAGCACCTTCTTCCGGTGCTGTGATCTATGTATCATACGCATATAACGCATAATAATAATGGGCTGGGGGAAATCTCAGCCCATTTATAAAAAATCAAAGGAGAATATATATGAAAGAGTTCTATCCCGAAATAACACTCAACGGCAAGAATTATCATTTATGCTTCAATCTCAACGTAATGGAAGCAATACAGGCAGAGTACGGAACTATCGACAAGTGGTCGGACCTTACAGCAGACGGCGACGCAAAAGCTATCAAGTTCGGCTTTACAGAAATGCTGAATGAAGGTATAGACATTAAGAACGAGCAGGAAGGAACAGACGAAAAGCCCTTCACCACAAAACAGGTCGGCAGACTTCTCACTGAACTCGGCTTTGAGAACGTTGGCCAAAAAATCAACGAAGCTATAGCCGTATCAAACAAAGATGAATCAAAAAACGAATAATCCACTCAGATGATGAAATTGACCCATATATCGAATTTGAGTGGTATTATATTACCGGCTTGAAAATGGGATTCACAGTGAAGGAAATAGGACACATGACCCTGCGAAAGTTCCGTCGCTATTACAAAGCATACAAGCAGAATTTCGATCTCGAATTGCTTCTGCTTCTCAGCCGCAAAACATACAGCAGTCTGGAAGAAGAAGCAGCAGACGATGAAGATTGGTTAAAATAAGGGGGTGACGATATGGCATTCGGTGGAGTTATCAAGCTGCAAGGTGAATCAGAATACAGGAAAGCCCTGTCCGACATAACTAACAGCCTGAAAGTTGTAGGCTCTGAGCTTAAAAAAGTCAGCTCGCTATACGATAGAAACGACAGCAGCGTTGAAAAGTTATCCAGCACAAATGAAACCTTGACCAAAAAGCTCAAATTGCAGAATGACGCACTTGACAAAGCAAGAGATATGCTGAAAGAAGCTCAGTCCGGCTATGATAAAAGTGCAGATTCAGTCAAGGAGTGGCAGCAGAAACTTGAACAGGCACGAGCAGAGCTTGACAAAGCAAAGAGCAGCACAGAAGCGTCTGCGGACGAAATAGCTGAACTCGAAGCAAAGGTCAAGGACTGCGAAACAGAACTCGGCAAGGCTGAAACCACAACAGCGAAATACGATACAACAGTACAACGCTGGACGGTAGAAGTCAACAACGCCGAAGCAGCTGTAAACAAGACTACAAGGGAAATCGACAAGAACGAAGCAGCGATCAAAGACCTTGAATCTGCAACAGATAACGCAACAGAAGAAGTTGACGATCTTTCAGACAGCATGGACGACCTTTCAGACAGCATGAGCGACGCTGCCGATGAATCAAAGAAACTTGACGGCGGCTTCACGGTCCTAAAGGGTGCAATGGCAAACCTTGTTTCACAGGGTATAAACTTTGTCATGGACGGTTTGCGTGATCTCACCAGTGAAGCAGTTAACGCAGCAGATACCATGTACAAGTTTGAACAGACAATGGGCTTTGCAGGGTACGACGATACAGCTATCAAGAAGGCTTCTGCCGACGTAAAAGAATACGCTGATAGAACAGTTTACGACCTTGATACAATCGCAAATACGACCGCCCAGCTCGCTGCAAATGGTATCAAAGACTATACCGGGCTGACACAAGCTCTCGGAAATCTTAACGCTGTCGCCGGTGGCAATGCCGACACTTTCAATTCCGTATCTATGGCGTTAACTCAGACAGCCGGAGCAGGAAAGCTGACAACCGAAAACTGGAATCAGCTTGCAAATGCAATCCCGGGCGCAAGCGGTAAACTTCAGGAAGCACTAAAGGAAGCCGGAGCATATACCGGAGACTTCAGAGAAGCAATGGCGAAAGGTCAGATCACTGCTGACGAGTTCAACGCAGCTATAATGGAGCTCGGTAATGAGCCTGTAGCAGTAGAAGCAGCCGCAAGCGTAGAAACTTTTGAGGGAGCTATCGGCAATATGCAAGCGACTGTCATTTCAGGCTTACAGGAAATTATTGCTGAAATCGGTATGGAAAATATAACCGGCTTCCTTACAAAGACGACTGACCTCATATCTGACGTTATTTCAAACGCTACAACAGCCGTATCATGGGTGAAGAGCAATCTTCCTGCCGTATTAACGCTCGTAACAGGACTTATGACAGCCTTCACAGCACAGGTCGTCGCAAATAAAGTCGCTGTTATAGCTGCAACAGCAGCAGAAAAGGGAATGACAATAGCTCAGTACGCAGCAGCAACCGCACAGAGCGCATTAAATACCGTTATGGCTGCGAATCCCATAGGGCTTGTAATAGCAGGTATAACGGCACTCGTAGCCGGATTCATGCTTTTATGGAAGAACTGCGAAGGCTTCAGAAAGTTCTGGATAAATCTATGGGAAAACATCAAGAAGGCTTGGAACTCATTCAAGGAGAACTGGAC